AATGTCAGTAGCATCACAGATGTTGCAACTGGTCAGTATGGTGTGAACTTGCAAAATGCAATGGCAAACGCAAACTACACAACTTCCGTTTCTGATGCACATGACCAACTTGTCTATCTGTTAATGGGTACTGTAAGAGTCAGAAGTGACGTAACTATTACAACTACTTATGTTCAAGTTGAATGGCTTACGTTTAGTCAAGGAAATTTTACTGATAGTGAAGAATGTAATGTTGTGATTTTTGGAGATTAATTATGTCAACACTTAAAGTCGATACAATTCAAGATGCAAGCGGTGGTAATGCCTCAACATCAGAACAAATACAACAAGGAAGAGCAAAGGCTTGGGTAAATTTTAATGGCACTGGAACTGTTGCTGTGAGAGATAATTTTAATGTATCTTCTATAACAGATAGTGGCACAGGAGTTTATACTGCAAACTTTACAACTGCAATGGCAAATGCTAATTATGCAAGTGTTGTTTCTACAGGAAATAATGATAAAGGTCGTTATGGAATAATGATAGATTCAGATGATAAAACAACTTCAGCTTGTAAGATATTTGGATTTCAAACAAGCACAGGTTCATCATTAGATTCAGAAGAAGTATCCCTTGCAATTTTTGGCGATTGATGACACTTAAGATATACTAAAAGAAAAAACTTATGGCTAATTCAGACAAAAGATTTATCTATGAGAATGATGAAGGTGGTATTTCTATTGTCATTCCAGCAGATAATACAGATTTAACTTTAGATCAAATAAAAGCTAAAGATTGCCCTAGTGGTAAGACAGTTTATACTGTTGATAAGTCTGCAATTCCTACAGACAGGAGTTTCAGAAATGCTTGGACTTATACGGAGTAAAACATGGGATTTGGCGTAGACATGGCAAAAGCCAGAGAAATTCACAAAGCAAACATAAGAGAAGCAAGAACACCAAAACTTGCAGAACTTGATATTGAATTTCAAAAAGCATTAGAAACAGGTGCAAGTACAACTGATATTGTTGCTAAAAAGCAAGCACTAAGGGATGCTCCTGCTGATTCTGGTATAGCTGCTGCTAGTGATGCTGATGCACTAAAAGCACAATGGAATACTGATATACTAGGAACATCACCATATAGCTAATGGCAATAGCACCTGGGACATATAATATGACCGTTCAAAGAAGGTCAGATCACAGTGTTCCTATTGTGCTGAAGGATAACAATGGAACGGCAATAAATTTAACAGGATTTACAGTAGCAGCACAGGTTTGGGATGAATCACGTTCCACAAAGTATGCAGATTGGGCTGTTACATATACAGATAGATCAGCAGGATCTTTTTCTATAGCACTTACAGACACCCAAACAGCGACATTCACTCCAGAAATATTAGCTTACGATGTGTTGTTAATTGATGGATCTGGCCTCAAAGAATATTATTTAGAGGGTAAGATATTTATGAGTGAGGGCTACACAACCACATGAGTC